TTTTTTCACGATGTTTTTTCTGCTTGAGGTCTATTGAAATTTCATAATTTGCTGCTATCATAAACATACTTTGCCATAAAGACGGGCCAAATGCTCTGGAATTCATTATATATAATATATGTATAAAATTATACAGAATAAACTATTAGAACTTAAAAGAATATTTCCTATATATATAAACAATGCACGCAAGGATTACACTCAAGTCCAAATTCAGCCAAAAACACATCATAAGTGCCTCAAGTACTTATGAAAACGGGAATAAAAATGAAATTATTTATAATTTCTCAGAATGTGTATTAGTTCCTGGATTTTCAAAAATGTCTATAGATATCCCAGATTATGATTTTTATTATCAGGCGGATGGAAAAGAGTCTTCATTTTTCATCAATCAACTTAAATTTTACAAAGATGTTAAAATTATAGATTTCCTACCTCCACCCAATTAAATCAGTCAAAATGAATAGTGATTGAATTTCTTGTAATTATAATATTTTGACTTGTTTTAACAACTTTTTTCTTCTTTGATGGCGAAGAGGAGCAGGATACCATATCCTTTTTTATTTTATCAATGTTATCATCTACATATAATAATATACGGTTTTCAATTGCCCATCTAAAAAAATTTAACTGTGCTACTGTAGTTTCTATGCTTCTTCCAGGTGAAACTTCTATCGTGAATCTTTTACTTCTTCTAAAGAGGTCAAATTGTTTTTTTGAAAATGACTTTAACTGTCCATTTTTATAAGAATTATAAACATTAAAAGGCTGGTTGTTGATGGTGTAAGTCACCTGAAAGCGTTTAGAGTAATTTGATATAAACCATTCTACCAATCTAAGGGAATATTTTGTCTTTTTTTCAAGCACGTCTGCTACTATGTTTAGTTTCTTTTTAGTGAAAAACTCAAGTAATTTTTCTTTTAATAGGCTATCTTTCTTGTTATCTGTGTTCTTTTGCATTGACATAAATAGTTTTTTATCTCAAAGTATGAATTGGGCCATTCCAAAAATATGATTTAAAGAATTAAAAATAATCATATTATAAAATGATTAAGACATTACTCCTTTCACTGCTTGTTATTTCCTCAGTTATCTCTGAGGGATACTTTTGTCCTTATCCTGAATTAGGAGGAACCGTGAATGATATTCTTTATGATTACTATTCTTCTAATGATGACGGAGCTACCTGGAATAGGATCGGAGAAACGGGATTCTCTTCCCGTACAGAATACTGTGCAGAAAAGGGAGATGCTTCAAAGCATTTTGATGCAGGTGAAGCAAAATGTTCAGACTCTGTAGGCAATTGCTTCTGGGACGAGGATTCTTGCCAGGTAAATCTAGACAGAGCCCCAGATTGTTTGGCTTTGTGCCAGGCTATCCTAAATGGCGAGGGACTACCTTGTCTGGGTGGAACCTGTGGAAATCGCGAGGATGTTTATGCAATCTGCGATGAAGCACCACCTCCTGTGTTATGCCGTCCTAGATTTTTACCAGCATCTGTACCAACACCTACACCAGTAGCAACTCCAGTACCTGAAGTAGTTGTAGTTGAAAACTCGAACCCTACCACTTCTAGATATCCCACAAACGGTACCTGCGCATCTGGAGGCACCTACAGTACGAATGAATTTGATACAGATATTTGTGATTATGCTGGTGGTTCTTGTGCAGTTGAAAGATATTTCACTTACCCAGGAGGAGGTACAGGGGTTGAATTTTGTTGTGGAGGAAATTCTGATTGTAATTATGACCCCATTAAAAATTATTGCCATCCAGGTCTAGATAGATGCGTTGATGGTTCTTATTTTGGCTGTAGCGACAAGGAAGGGCCTATTTTTGATAGTTGTTTATAAATATTTCATTCTTTTTACTCAAATAAATACGCGTATTTATTTGAATTTTTTTTCTATTCCTATGGTATAACAAAATGGCAGGAGGATTAATGCAACTTGTAGCGTACGGAGCCCAAGACGTCTATCTCACGGGAAAACCCCAAATTACCTTTTTCAAGGTTGTGTATCGTCGCCACACTAACTTTGCTATGGAATCCATTGAACAGACCTTTAACGGAACTGTTGATTTCAACCGTAAAGTCACCACGACCATCTCCCGAAACGGTGATTTGATCCATAAAATGTACCTTCAAGTTGAGTTGCCTGCTCTTACAGGTGGAACCCAGGCATGGGTCAAAAATGTTGGTCATACTTTGATCAAGGAAGTTGAAGTTGAAATCGGTGGTATGCGTATCGATCGTCATTATGGACAATGGCTTCATATCTGGTCAGAATTGACCCTTCAACCAGGAACTGAGGCAACTTACAACAAAATGACTGGTAACACGTCTGCCCTCACCGAGCAAGACACTGACATTCCTGCCACTACATTGTATGTTCCTCTTCAATTTTGGTTCTGTCGTAATGCAGGTCTTGCTCTTCCTTTGATTGCTTTACAGTATCACGAAGTCAAGGTTAATATCGAGTTCCGAACATTCTCTGAATTGGTCATTACCTCTATTGGTACCACTACACCTGCTTCTTTGACTGCTGCTACTTTGTTTGTTGATTATGTCTTCCTTGATACCGAGGAACGTGTTCAATTCGCTCAAATTGCTCATGAATATCTCATTGAACAACTTCAATTCACAGGTGCCGAAGCATTCTCCAGCACAAACATCCGTCAAAAGCTCAACTTCAATCACCCCGTCAAGGAAATTGTCTGGGTTTGTCAATTGGATGCTAACCTCACTGCCAAGGCTTTCAGTGATTTCTCTAATGCCGGTGCTGATCATTTGATTGATGCTAATTTGCAACTCAATGGACACGAGCGATTTTCTACCCGAAAGGCAGGATACTTCAATCTCGTCCAGCCATACCAACATCACACCCGAGGACCAAGTGTGGGTATCTATGCCTATTCTTTCTCTCTAAAGCCTGAGGAGCATCAACCAAGCGGGAGTGTCAATATGTCTCGTATTGATAACGCTACCCTTAGAATGACATTGGCTAACTCTGACCCCGTCCGTCTTTATACATATGCCATCAACTACAATGTGTTGCGTATCGTTTCTGGAATGGGTGGTCTTGCTTACAGTTCTTAGTTATGTAGTGATTACTGCGTAGTTTTTATCATAGTTTTATAATTATTTGTATAATATTTATCAAATTATACAAATAAGTAGTTGATTTAAGGACCCGTCAAATTTACAATGGGCCCTTAAAACTCAGTAATTTAAAGAGAAAACCCCTAACTATAATACTATGAACAATTCTACCAATAATAAAAATTGCCTTGTAAAATTATTTAAAAGCGAAGAAGTATTTATTATCGAAGATACGGAAAAATGTACTTTTTGGTTCAAGGCAGATGATATCGCTACAATCTTGGATATAAAAAAAATCAAAAACTCTATCCAGGACTTTGGTGATGATGAAAAAAAACTGATCGAAATCAACACTATTAAAGGAAATAGAAAAGCCAACTTTGTTTCGTCGAACGGACTCCATAGACTGTTATTTAATAGCCAGAAGCCAATTGGAAGGGAATTTTTTAAACTGGCAGAGACTCTTCTGGACGAGGAAGTTGAAAAATTGATACGCGACCAGCAAGAAGATCAAGAGGAAAACAAACTTTTAAAGAAAGACTCATTAAAGCAGCGTCAAGACATGTTATTGGCCCATTTTGATGTTCACTCTAAAAACGTGGTTTATATTATAAAAATCAAAGACAATGACGACGGCAGTTATATTATCAAATTGGGACATAGTATGGAAGGTATTAGAAAGAGATTCTTAGAGCATAGTGTAAATTACAAACGTTGCGGTCCAATTGTTTTACTGGATTGTTTTGAAGTTGAGAATTCGCATGATTTTGAACAGTACATGCACAGCAGGCTTAAGAAACATGCGGTAAAAAATTTAGCAGGCCATGAGAAAGAAATAGAACTATTCTTGATAGGAGGAGATTTGACTTATAAAATGGTCATCGATATGATCAATAATAATATTCACAGATACAGGGAATGGACAATGGCTTCATTTCTTGTAAAATGGTCATCGATATGCGCTAATGAAGAAACCAAGTCTTAATAAAGCCATTGCTGAAAACACCATTTACAGAGGATTTAGATGGGCGTTTGTGGCGAGAGACCAAGACCCTAATATTTTGGCCAATATAGAACCGACCGTGGATAGCAGAGATCAAAATCTCGGGTATGTTGCAAAACTGGACATAGACAAGACGACCATTTTAAAAATTTATGTAGATAGAAAGACTGCAGCAAAAATGAATGATTGCAAGTCTTCCAGTAGTCTTGATTTAGTCGTGATGAACAAAAGATTATATGAAAATCACTATTACATATTATATCAAGATTGTGATGAAAATACCAGATTAGATTATGAAAACAAGCACGGTGTTCCACTGTTAGTTGTTTAATAATCATAATTACCTATTATTAAACAATTTAAAGATTAAAAACCATACTAACTATGAATGGAAGATGGATTAGTTCTAAGAAGGCTTGTGAGTTTTATGGAGTCACG